TGAGAATTGCAGCTAAAGGAGTGAAAATGATCGTTCCTTCTGCAAATCAGTTCAATGCTGAGAGATTGATGAAATCTCAAGGTAGAACTCAGACAGCTGATAATGACATCAATGCAATCAATTCTATGGGAATGATTCCTCAAGGTTACAGAGTGAATAATTTCTTAACTGATTCTGATTCATGGTACATTATTACGGACGTTCCTAATGGTATGAAAATGTTCTCAAGAACTCCATTGACAACTTCAATGGAAGGGGACTTTGATACTGGTAACGTAAGATACAAAGCTAGAGAAAGATACGCTTTTGGCGCATCTGACTATAGAGGTATCTTCGGCGTTGAAGGTGCGTAATCAATAATCATTTTGTGGCGGGACATTGTTCCGCCACAATTTAAATTTAGAAAGAAAAATGCTGCCAACAATTGTTGTTGATAATTTTTTTGACAATGTAGATGAAATAATAAAGTTATCAAAAAAATTTAAATATTTCCCTCCTACAAAAAACGATAAATGGATAGGTCTTCGAACTGAATCCCTACATATTAACAATTATGAATTATTTAATTCAGTTATTTTAAAAATTTTAAAATGTTATTTTCCTTATACTCATACTACATATGGAAATAGTTTTGTTTATTTTCATAAATTAATGCCAGGATGTAAAGAAACTGAAGGAAGAAATCATTATCATGTTGACCATAATGTTCATTTAGCTGGAATAGTGTATTTAAGTAATGGAAATATGAAAAATGGAACTACAATTTTTAATAAAAATAAGGAAAAACAAATAATAATTAGTAATGACTTAAACACACTTGTATGCTATGAAGGTTCTAAATATCATGGTCCAACAATTTTAAATGTAGATGAAGAAAGATTAACTATGAATATATTTATTGAAAAAATAATAACGTTTTAAGGAAAACAAAGTTTTGCCACAATTTAAAAATACACTAAAAATATGAAGAAATTCCTAGTAAAAATATATGCTTATCAATACGGCGCAGAATTTGAAGTTCTGGCTGAAGATGATGTTAAATCTATTGAAGATTCAATAGTTGACAAATTGGGAGATAAGAGTATAAAGTGGGAGTATCTTGGAGAAATGAATGATCCCAAGATAAATCGAATAACTTATGAGGAGGTTATTGATGATACAAGACCTTTACAAACAAAAAAGGTCCTTGGAGTTGAAGTGGGAGCAGGAGTGGCTGTCTAATGGTAGATACACTCTTGACATGGTCCGGATTGATGACAAAGTTAGAGAAGTCATTACTGAGATCAAGCTTGAAGAAGCTAAAATTGCCCACAGGCAAAATAGCGTTGAAAACGCTGCTCCACAAGTTTCTGTGGCTACTTAGATAAAAGCCACATCGCTGAAATCGCACTTTCTTTTAAGGCTCTCTTGCACTCTATTAAAATCTATTATATAAAATAATTACTATACAATTAATAATTATTAAATGTAGACGCGTATAGTCGACTTCCCTAGGGACTACATTTAAGATATTCTAGGAGGAATATTATGGCAAACACATCGTTTAATGGTCCAGTTAGGTCCGAAAAAGGATTTCAACAGATCAATAAAGCAGCTAGTACAGGAGTTATAACTTCAAGATTTTTAGGAACGAAACCTGATTTAACTAGCTTAACTGCAACAGTAGTAGCAACTGCAGCTGCATTAACTTACACAGCTAATGTAATTACGGTTAACAACTACACAGGAGCTGCTGCTCAAGCGGTAACATTACCAGCAGCAACAGTTGGAACTTACGTAGTTCATTATCAATCTGATGACACAACTGGTGGAACAAACACTCTTACATTTACTTGTGCGGGTAATGATGTCTACAGAACAGGATCAAAAGTTGAAAGTAGAACTTCGGGATCAGCATCAACTATAGATACGTCTGCGGCAAATGAAACTATATTGACGTATACACCTGCCAATGCAGCAACGAATAGTTTAACTCACGGTACTTACCTATATTTCACTTGTTTTGAAAAAGGCATTTGGAATTTTGCTCATGATTTAGCAACAGGTAATACTGCGGATACAGGCGCAGCTGCTTGGAGTTAATAGCTAACTAAAATAATGTGGGCTCCTTCGGGAGCTCACTATTAAGGAGAACAACATGTCAATAACATCAAAAGTTAGACAAAGCGTAGTACTAACTGCAAGTGGACAAATACAAAAATTAATTAGTGGAACTGCAACTGATATTACTAAAGCAAATATTATGAATATATATGCAATGTCAAGTGCAGCAAATGCTGAAATTAAAATTTATAATGAAATAGGAAGTAGTGCTACTGCTTCTAAATTAATTTATCATGGTAAGTTTGGTTCAGCTGCTGATGCTGTTCACGAGTTTAAATTACCAGGAGCTGGTATTTATGCTGATACAGGAATGTACGCGGTTTTAGCTAATATAGACTTTTTTTATGTAGTCGGAACTTTTTAAGGAGTAGCCGATGGCAAATACTACATCTGGCGCTTATGGATTTGATCAGAACCTTGCAATTGATGATATTATTGCAGAGGCTTATGAAAGACTAGGATTAGTCGGTACTTCTGGTCATCAAATTAGAAGTGCTAGAAGATCTTTAAATATTCTTTTTCAAGAATGGGGAAACAGAGGACTTCATTTTTGGGAAGTGGGTGAAACTAATATTGATTTAACTGAAGGTGCAACAACTTATACCTTTTATAGAAACAGTTCAGACGGAACCAGCCACACAACAGCCCCAACTAATGGTATATATGGCATAAGTGATGTTATGTCGGCTTCTTATAGAATTGATTACGATACAACAGAACAAACGGATTTACCTTTAACAAAAGTAAGTAGAGACACTTATGCTGCTTTTTCTAATAAATTAGTTAAAGGAACTCCAAGTCAATTTTGGGTTCAAAGATTCATAGATAAAACTACTATTACAATTTATCCAACTGCAGGTTCTACACAAGCAGATAACTACATAAACATTTATTATGTAAAAAGAATTCAAGACGCAGGAGCTTATACAAATGCATCTGACGCTCCTTATCGATTTATACCATGCATGATTTCAGGACTTGCATATTACTTATCTCAAAAATATGCGCCACAAAGAGTTCAAGAAATGAAATTATTATACGAAGATGAATTAGCAAGAGCTTTACAGGAGGATGGATCATCAGCTAGCGCGTACATAACGCCTAAGACTTATTATCCAAATATATAATGGCAATATGGACTAAAGGAATGGGTGTTGTTTTAAAACAGTTTAAAAGAAAAAAACTAACTCCTGAACAAAAAGAAGCAAAAGAAAAATTTAGAAAACACCTAGATAAAAAGAAGGGTAAAGAATTAGATTGGGATGATGTAAAAGCATCTGCTAAAATCTTTACGAAAAAATAATGGCACGATTTGCAAAAGGTAGAAATGCGTTAATGATTTCTGACCGTTCTGGTGCGGCATTTCCCTACAGAGAAATGGTGCAAGAATGGAATGGTCTTTGGGTACACATATCTGAATTTGAACCTAAACAACCACAAATAGATCCAAGGCCCGTGGGCGCTGATCCACAAGCTTTGCAACATGCAAAACCAGCGAGAATAGAATTCCCGGTTCAAGATATTTTACCTGAAAATCCTTTTACAACAACAGCTGCTTCTGGAACTTTAAGTGTGTCTTTTCCAAATAATGGTTTAAATGCTGGCACATCATATGTAAGATTTAGTGATGTTAAACAACCAGTGGGCGGAGTTGCAATTACAACATTAGAATTATCTACAACATTATTTTCAAACTTAACTGATTCTGCCACGACTGTTATTTTACAAGATGCATCACAATTTCCAACTTCGGGTTTTATTGTAATAGAAAAAATGAATTCTGAAACTGGTGCTTTTGAAAACGAAACTATACAATATACAGGTAAAAGCTCTAATAATTTAACAGGTTGTACACGTGGAACATCTGCTCCATATAGAGGAGTTACTCCTACTGGCACAACTGCAGGAACTCATTCTTCTGGTGCTAAAGTATATGGGTCTTATTTAGCAACAGCTATTGGAACAACTGTTATAGTTGGTCCTAAAACATCACAAACAGAAACTCACTATAATTCGCTAACAGTGCCATTAGTATCTAATGCTACAAGCACAGCAACAGGGGGCGGTTTTCAATGTACAATTGGACCGGTTAATGATAGAGGTTAATTATTATGGCTGGATACAATTTATCAAATTTACAAACAGATATTAGAAACTACACTGAAGTAGATAGTAATGTTTTTACTGCTGCCGTGTTAAATAGATTTATAGAAAATGCAGAATATAGAATTGCATATGACCTTCCTATGGATTCAGACAGAGTTCAAGCTCAAGCACAATTTGCAACAGACAATAATTCAATAAATGTTCCAGCAGGATGTTTGTTTGTTAGAGCCGTACAGGTATTTGATTCAACTACTGCCAGCACTGGACAAGGTGTTTATCTAGAGAGACGGGACCAGACTTTTATACAAGAATATGTAGGAGAATTAACAGGAGATGAAGGAGATCAAAGTGGTCAAGATACTACTGGACTACCTAAATATTATTCAATGTTTGGAGGAGCTACAGGAACAAGTTCAACTACTTCTGGAGGAATGTATATAGCCCCTACGCCAGATAAAAATTATCAATATATTATCCATTATAATAAAATTCCGGCTTCTTTAGAGAGCAATACGTCTGGGACCTATGTCAGTTTATACTTCCCTCAAGGGCTATTATATTGCTGTTTGACAGAAGCATATTCTTATTTAAAAGGTCCAACAGATATGTTGACATTATACGAACAAAAGTATAAACAAGAACTACAAAAGTTTGCAGCGATGCAAATTGGGAGACGAAGACGAGACGATTATACAGATGGTACTGTCCGTATACCAATCGAGTCACCGCCTCAGTAAATAGGAGATAAATTATGGCAATAACATCGGCAATTTGTAATAGCTTTAAACAAGAAATCTTAGAGGCAGAACATAATTTTACGGCTTCTACTGGAAACACTTTTAATTTAGCTTTATACACAAGTTCAGCAACTTTAGGAGCAGGCACAACTGCGTACACTTCTTCTAATGAAATAACAAATACTTCAGGAACTGCTTATACTGCTAAAGGAAAAGCATTAACAAGTGTTACACCAACTCTTGATTCATCAACTGCAGTTTGTGATTTTGCAGATGTCTCTTGGACATCAGCTTCATTCACAGCTAATGGATGTTTAATTTTTAATGATTCACATTCAACAGATGCAGCTGTTTGTGCAGTAGCATTTGGTGGAGATAAAACAGTTTCTTCTGGAACTTTTACAATTCAGTTTCCTGCGGCAGCAGCTACTACGGCGATAATTCGTATAGCATAAGGAGTAAGTCCTTATGTCCATAACCAGAACTTTTACAGTTACGGTAGCTGGCGGTAAGTTTGTAATAGATGGAACTTCCCAAGCTACTATAAATATCGCTGAAACTGGAACATATAAATTTGACCAATCCGATAGCACTAACGGTAGTCACCCATTAAGATTTTCAACAACTAGCGACGGCACACATGATGGTGGAAGTGAATATACCACTGGTGTAACCACTTATGGCACACCCGGAGGTTCAGGAGCTTACACTCAAATAACTGTTGCCGCTAGCGCGCCAACTTTATATTATTATTGTTCTAACCATT